GGGGGGGGGTATGCCACAAGATGCAGATGGAGAGGAGCGTAGCAACGATGACGGAGAATATGGGTAGCGTAGGAACATACCAGAAAGTGAGTGGACCGCTCATGGCAAACTCGCATCCCGGAAGTTATACAGGACAGGACGCATTCAGCGATATGCTCGTGGCAACAGAATACATCGTCCGCAGGCTCACACCATTGGAATGCTGCAGACTGCAAGGCTTCCCAGATAACTGGGCAGAGGAGTTGGGAATACCAGAACCAACACAGGAAGATATCGATCACTGGCGAGAGGTGTTCCGAACGCAGATGGAAGCCATGGAAGAGAGCAAAAAGGAAAAGACAGACAACCAGATCCGCAAATGGCTGAAAGACCCGGAGAGCGACTCAGCCAAATATAAGATGTGGGGCAACGGCATAGCACTTCCGTGTGCAATGTTTGTGATGGAAGGCATCGCCATGATACTAAGCGAGGAGGATGCAGATGAGCAGCAATAATAGAGATTACATATCCTGTCGAAACCCCGCAACAACCAAGCAGCAGGAGGCAGGTTGGAACAGGATGGTGCGAGATTTAGAGCACCGCAAAGCAAAAGAAAATCACAGGAAGGAGGTAAAAACCAATGGCAGAAACGCATAAAGGCTTCGGTCTGCTTTTTGAAATGGGATGTGGAAAGACGCTAACAGCAATCATGATAGCAGGCGCAGCTTACCAGATGGGTAAGGTGGAAAAGGTACTGGTGGTAGCACCAACCTCCGTCTGCTCCGTATGGCCCAAGGACTTCGCAGAATTTGCAGACTTCAAGGCAAACATCAAGGTACTGCTCGGAGACAAGAACCGCAGGCTGAAGCTGTTAAACGATCTCGACAACTTCCCATTCAAGGCATTAAAGGTAGCCGTTATCAATTACGAATCCACATGGAGAGAAGGCATCTTTGACGCACTGTATGAATGGAACGCAGACATGATCATCTGCGATGAGAGCCAGAGAATCAAGAGCCACGATGCAGAGCAGTCCAAGGCAATGCACAAACTGGGCGACCAGGCAAAGTACAAACTTATCCTGTCCGGAACTCCGGTACAGAATAATGCAATCGACCTGTATAGCCAGTACCGCTTCCTTGACCCGACAATCTTCGGAACGAACTTCTATCAGTTCCGAAACAGATATGCCATCATGGGCGGATTTAACAGACACCAGATCGTGGGATACAAAGACCTCGACCAGTTAATCCAGAAAGAGCACTCCATCGCATACCGAGTGACCAAGGACGAAGCACTCGACCTGCCGGAGCAGACATTCCTGCAGAGATACATAACGATGTCGGCAAAGGAAAAGAACATCTACGACCGCATCAAGCGTGAGAGTTTCGCAGAACTGGAAAGCGGCGGGCAGATCAGCGCAACGACCGTGCTGACAAAGCTGCTTCGCCTTCAGCAGTTCACTGGCGGATTTTTAGTGGCAGACGGAGAGGAAAAGCCGGAACTGGTCAGCAAGGGCAAGCTGAACGCACTGGAAGAAATCGTGGACGATTATGTGGTGGACGCAGGAAAGAAACTGGTAATCTTCGCACGTTTCAGACCGGAGATAGACATCATCGGGCAGATGCTGAAAAAGAAGAAACTCCGCTACGGAGAAATCTATGGAGATGTGAAACTGGAGGACAGGGGCGACATCGTCAAGGACTTCCAGACGAACCCGGAAACGATGGTATTCCTCGCACAGATCGATACCGCAGGACTGGGAATCACACTCACGGCCGCAGACACCTGTGTGTATTATTCGGTCAACTTCAACTATGCAGCATACAGTCAGAGCCTTGCCAGAATCCACCGTATCGGGCAGAAGAATGCCTGCACATACATCCATCTCATCACAGAGGGAACGATAGACGAAGTGGTGCTGAAAGCACTGGCGAAAAAAGAGGATCTGGCAAAAACAGTCGTAGATACATGGAGGGATTATTTCTAATGGGTGGACGCAAATGGACAGATGAAGAACTTGTCCTCCTGGAAGAACTGACAGAGAAGTACCCACTGGAAACAGTGGCAAGACGGCTGAACCGAACCAAGGAGGCGGTGTTTCTAAAGAGACAGCGCATCGGGATAGGCGGATACATGGCGAACACAGATATGCTCACCAGAAACACCGTGTCGAAGATCCTTGGAATAGAAAACCGAACCCTGCAGTACTGGGAGAGAAAAGGTCTGAAAAGCTACCGGAAGCGACCATACGTGATGTACCGACAGGAAGATATCATCAAATACATGAGAGAGCACCCAGAGGACTGGAACGCAGCCAGGGTAACAGACGACACAATGTTCATGCGCTACGACTGGTACAAGGAAAAAAGAAAAAATGATATATCACGCAGATACAACTGGACAGGAACGGAAGTCCGAAGGATGCAGCACCTCAGACACGAAGGATATTCCATAAGGGAAATCGCAGAAATAATGAACCGCTCGGAATCGAGCATAAAATACAAACTTTACAGGAGGAGCAACAATGGCAGCACTTGATGCAAAGACAGTAAATGCAAAGAGCGTGGAAACGGTAAAACTGAATTGCATTCAGAAAGTCAGTTCTACCAATAACAAAAGATTATGGCAACTGAATAAAGCATACAGGGAAGCCGAACACGATCTCCAACTCATGGAATCAATTGGTGCAATCTCAAAAAAAGAAGTGGAAGAAACCATGGATAAAATGAGATTTCACTATGTAAAACTTGGGTTGGAAATGAGGGATGGCTATGAAGATTGATATTTTCAACGCAGAAGAAAAATACGACATCCTCTACACGGACCCACCGTGGCAGCAAGGCAGGGGCGGAAAGAAAGCGGCCAGACCGAACAGCACCGGAACAACAGTACCATACGAGACAATGGACGTCCCCGGAATTATGGAACTGCACCGTTATGTCACAAACGAACTCATGAATGAAAAGCACAATGTATTCATGTGGACGATAGACAAGTACCTGCCGCAGACAGAGGAAATCATGAGCCTGCTTGGATATAAACTCCACGCAAGGCTGATATGGGATAAGGGCAACGGACCGGCACCCGCCTACACGGTGCGCTTCGCACATGAGTACCTGCTCTGGTTCTACAAGAAGGGGAATATCATCCTCCCGGACAAGGACAAGCGTGGAGCATTCTCCACGGTACTCAGAGAGAACAGCAAACGGCATCACAGCCAGAAGCCGGAATGTGCCTATCAGATGTTAGAAACATTTTTCCCACAGGCAAAGAAACTGGAACTCTTCGCAAGGGCGGAGCGTGACGGTTGGGACCAGTGGGGAAATGAATTATAAAACCAAAGGAGGAGCAACAACATGGAAATAGTAATGACACTGGACGACAAAGTCAGAGCCTATAAGGTACTGCTCGACAAGAAGGATGAGTTAGCAGAGCAGACCAAGGCGAACAATGAGGAACTCAAAAATCTGGAACAGGAAATCGCACAGCAGATGGTAGATGAGGAAAAGCCGGATACTACGGTGGACGGTTTCAAGTACAGCCTGCAGGAGAAAACGAGATACTCCAAGATTTCAGAAGAAAAGCTGATGGAAAAAGGCTTGGTGTTCTTCGATGTTTTGAGAGAACAGGGATTCGGACACCTTATCACAGAGAGAGTAGATCCACGAACCCTTGACTCTGCCATGAACAATCTGACAGCAGAGAACGATGGGGAACTCCCGGAAGAACTGGCAGAGGTACTCTCCGTTTATTCGGAATTGAAGGTATCCAAGAGAAAAGCCAACACTAAGGCATTAAGCAGAGCAAAGAAAGCACAGGAGGTATAAAGATGGACTACGAACAGATGGAAATTGACATCACACTGGAAAGTGACCGTGACCTTAAAGAGAATATGCAGGCGACTGCCAAGTTCGCACTGGGGCAGATTATGGAGTATCAGCACCCGACCAAGGTAAAGAACCGCCATGAGGGATACGGCATCGCAGCAGAGGGATATGCGTCCCTGCAGGGCAAGATGAAATCCACCAAGACAGACATGGATGACCTCTTAAAACTCCTGCCGAATGGAGACGGCGATGTCCTCAATGTAATCGGCAGCCTTTACAATTCAGCGGTTGAGGTAGCAGTGGAGTCCATCAAACTGGCAGCGCAGGCACAGAGAATCATGGATGACCTCTACTACGGAGAGAGCGGAAAGCCGACACCGATGGAAGAATACATGGACGAGCAGGAAGCGGGAGCGTCAGAGGATGATGGCTTCGAGGAAGCAGACAATAACAAAGAAGATGCAGAGGAAATGGAGGATTAAACTATGGCAAAGAATGAGGTAGCAACCACAGAAAAGAATTTTAATCTGGTCACATTGACCGGAGAACTGAAGGAAGCAGTCGCAGAGGAAATGGACGGACTGGGCAACCTTCCGTTTGACAGAGCAAAGATCCCAAGCGGTGGCGGTCTTGCATTTGAACTGCCGGGAGAAACTGAGGACGAACCTGTCATGAGCACAGATATAACAGGAGTCATCCTGTACCATCATCCAATGAACTCCTACTGGGCGGAACAGTACAATGGCGGAAACGCACAGCCGGACTGCTCAAGCATTGACGGAAAGCAGGGAATCGTGAGAGAAACCGGAGAGATCTGCGACTGCAGCAGATGCCCGCACAACCAGTTCGGAAGTTCCGGAGCAGGAAAAGCCTGCAAGAACATTCACAGATGTTACATCCTGCAGGAAGGAAACCCTGTGCCGATCATCCTTGCACTTCCTCCGACATCCCTCAAGTATCTGAGAGATTACATCGGAAAGAGAATCCTGCTTAAAGGACTTCGCTGCTACGATGCGGTAACCAAGATCACTCTGAAAAAGGAAAAGTCCGCAGATGGAATTACATACTCCAGAGCAGCGTTCTCCTTTGTCGGAAAACTGACAGATGAGCAGAGAGCAGAAGCCAAGGCAATGGTAGAAATCGCCAAGGCATTCGCAGGAAACCTCACAGAGGTAGATGAAGCCGACTACAACACCGGAGCGGTGGATGCGTCAGAGTTCCAGAATGTGGAGGGAGACGCAAACCTGCCATTCAACTAAGGCAGACAAGCCGGGAGCAGAAATGCTCCTGGCATTATCCAAAGGAGGCACACTATGCAGGTATTATTTGATAACTGGACCGGCAGATGGGATGACAAATGCTTAATGCCGGGAGATATCGTGGAAGCGGCCATGATTTACAACTTTAGAGAGAATGCGGGTAACCAGAACGATCTCATGATCCAGATGAGCGAGGTCGCAGACATTGTCGGTAACGCACCTATCTATGACACTATATACAAGGAAAACAGATACTCCCCATGGAGATACGCAGGACAGTGTTATCCGGGAGAGTTGAGAAACAGAAATCCGGCACTCATGCCGATGTGCTATGTCTGCAGCAGATACAGAGCAGATACCAGGGAAGAACTGGAAGAAAATATCATGATTGCAAAGTGGGCGGCAAATAAACTGGTCAGCGAAGGGAAGATACCGATCGCACCGCACCTTTACTTCCCACGATTTATGGATGATTCCATCGCAGAAGAACGGTACTTCGGAATGGAAGCGGGCAAGCGTCTGATGATGCAGTGCAAGGAATTCCTCGTAGTAACCGTGGAGAATGTGATCAGTGAGGAAATGAATGAAGAAATCGACTACATGACGAACAAACTCATGATGCAGGGCAAGTCAATCAATTTCACAAGGCTTGGACTGGAAACGGTAATACATAGTAGATTGGAGCGATAATATGCAGCAGACAGCAGAGGTCGACTTAGACCGACTGGTAGATTATAGAACTGAATACTGCTCCGTTATCAAGAAGCATAAGATCACAGGCGACAACCTCACAGGACTGTGCCCATTCCATGACGACAGGGCAAACTCGTTCTCGGTAGACCTAAAGACAGGAAAATGGCATTGCTTCGCAGAAAATGATGGCGGAAATTTCGTCACATTCTACGCAAAGCTGCACGGACTGGACACCAAGGAAGCCTATAAGCAGATACTGGAAAAGTATGGAGCATTGAGTGAGCCGCAGGAGAAGCCAAAGGAAAAGAAACCAGGACTGGATCATTACACCGTATCCCAGTATTCATTCGAGAAGCGTCTCCCAGAAGAATGGCTGAAAGAACAATGCTGTCTGCAGACAAAGAAAGACCGAAACGGAGTCCAGTATTTATACATACCATACTTTGATGCAGAAAAGAATCTGGCACTGCACCGCAAGAGATATGGCGGAAAGCAGTTCCGGTGGGAATACGGAAAGACCGAGAAGTTGTGTATGTATGGACTGTGGCAGATAGAAGCCATTCGGAACATCGGATACGCAGCACTGGTAGAGGGCGAGAGCGACTCCCAGTCTATGTGGTACATGGGAATCAGCACACTGGGAATACCGGGGGCATCCATGATGCGTGCGGACTGGGCAGGAGTCCTGCAGGATTTGAAATTATATATCCATGTAGAGCCGGACAAAGGCGGGGAGACATTCCTCGCCAAAGTCACAAGGGCACTCCGGGAAGGAAAGTTCGTAGGAGAAGTATACAAATGGAGCTGTCGAACACTCGGATGCAAGGATCCATCGGAAGTTTATATGAAGTATGGCAAAGAGGAAGCGGCCGAGAAGATCCGAAAAGCAATCAGCAACGCAGAGCAGATAGACATCGAGGAAGATAACATCCCGGAAGCGGTCGAGGGAGCACCTGTGAACTTAAGGCAGCCGGAAGGTTGGATTTATTCAGAAAAGGGAATCAGCGTGATCGATGAAAAGAAGTATGCACCAGTCATGGTATGCAGAACCCCGATCATTATCACGCAGCGACTGCGGAGCATGGAAACAGGAGAGGAAAAGATAGAGGTAGCATTCAAGAGGGATGGGCAGTGGCACAAGGCAATATACCCACGAAGCACCATCTTCACATCCAGAGCCATCACAGCACTGGCAGACTTAGGATGCACCGTCACATCGGAAAACGCAAAGCACATCGTAAAATTCTTGGCAGCACTGGAAGCCGAGAACATAGACATCATAAAGAAAGCAGACTCCACAAGCACATTCGGATGGCAATCCGGAAAGCGGTTCGTGCCGGGGCATGACAAAGACATCGTTCTGGACATTGACCCATCGCAGAGGGGCATGGCAGCGGCATACTGCCAGAACGGAACAATGGCGGACTGGCTCAAAATGATAAAGCCACACCGAAGCAGAGACAAGTTCCGATTCATACTGGCGGCCAGTTTCACAGCACCGCTCCTGCGGATTATAAAACAGCGAATATTCTTCGTGTACAACTGGGGCGGTTCAAAAGGCGGAAAGACCGCAGCACTTAAGGCAGCACTCTCCGTATGGGGCGACCCGGAAAGACTGATGGTAAACTTCAACGCAACACAGGTAGGCTTGGAAAGAACTGCATCCTTTTACTGCGACCTTCCGCTCGGAATTGATGAGCGACAGTTGGCAGGAAATAACCAGAACTCACTGGAGAAAATCGTGTACATGATCGCCAGTGGTACAGGAAAGATACGAGGTGCAAAGAGCGGTGGCATCCAGGCAACACAGACATGGAGAACCGTGGCACTGGCAACCGGAGAAGAACCACTATCAACAGAAACATCGCAGACAGGTGTAAGCACCCGTGTGCTTGAAATATACGGCGGACCATTTGACGATGAGAGGGAAGCCTCCGTCATGCATCAGCAGTCTGGAATGAACTGCGGATGGGCGGGACCGGCTTACATCGGAATGCTCCTGCACACAGACGAGAGAAGCATCACGGAGAAATACGATGAAATGATGCAGTATGTATACCAGATCAGCAAAGGAAAGAGCGGATCACACATAGCAGGCATCGCAGCGGTGGCACTGGCAGACGCAATCATCGACACATGGGTATTTAATAACGGAGAATGGCTGAAACGGTACGAAAATGGAGAATTTGATACGGAATCAGCCAAAACAAACACGGAAAACCTGCAAATCGACCCGGAATCATGGGAAAGAGCCAAAGAGATGGCAAGGAACATCCTGCAGGAGCAGATGAACGCAGATACTGGAGATGTAAACGAGAATGCCACGCAGTACATCGTGGACTGGATACTGTCAAACAAGGACAGCTTCGGGGAGAAAGCCTTCGGAACGTGCCTTGGTATGATCCAGAACAAGAACGCATACATCTTCCCATCCATGCTGACGCAGGCACTCACGAAAGCAGGGTACTCATCCAGAAAGACACTGAAATACCTCGCAGATAAGGGTCTGATCGGAGTATCAGTCCTTAAGGATGGCAGCACCAAGAACTCCGTAACAAAATGGTTTAACAACCGAAACTGCCGCTTTGTGGAATTCCACCTGGGCGACCTCGCAGAGGAAAAGGACCCATTACTGGAGGAGGAAGAAATCGCAGAGCAGATGAAACCGCAGCAGATGAATCTGCCGGGAATGGGTGATGGATGGCAGACCATACCCGATGAGGAAGCAGATAAGCTGCCGTTCAATTAGTCACAGAATTTGCGATTTAGTCACAAAAACCATGGAGCAGAAAAAATTGTGTGACTGGAAATTATGTGACCAAAATCGCTAAAAAGTTATAAAAACCCTTAAAAAACCGCACACCTAAAATTAGGTGTTTAGTTAGGTGTTCGGTTAGGTGTTTAGTAAAAAACCCAGTAAAATCAAGGCTTTTAATAACATCTAAACACCTAAAACACCTAAATCACTATTTTTATTGTATTTACGGAAAATTGTGTGACTGCATGAAGGGTTAGTCACAGAAATCACTAAAAAAACATGGTGTATATCAAAAATTAGGTGTTAGGTGTTTAGTAACCCCGACAAAGCCAGTAAAATCAAGGGTTTCACAGTGAACACCTAAATGAACACTTAGGTGTGCGGTGGAAAAATCGGGGCATTAGGTGTTCGGAGAAAGAAAGGGTGGTGCGAATGGACAACGAGAGCAATCCAAACGATGAAGAAAAACTGAAATCGTTACTGGAGACACTGAGGAAGAATGATGAAAAAGTGCCAAAGGAACTCCTTCGGACAAAGTACAAAAAGCCGTACCAGGAACTGAAGGAAAGCATCAAGGAAGTGGCAGACCGGATGCTGAACGGCAGAATCCGAGAGGGAATCGTCATAAAGACGGATGAAGCCGGACAGGTTCTCATTAAGCAGATCCAAACAACGCTCGATGAGAAAAGGAATGCAGGAACAGGAAAAGAACTCGGCAGGGCACTCTACAAAGAATACAGTCTGGAAAAGTTCCTGCAGATTGTGGAAGAAATCAGAACCGCAATCTGGAATCTGTGGATACCTTACTGGCAGGAGCACTGTTGCTTATATGCAGCACCGGAATGCTTCGAGGAAAACGGACCGCCACCGAAGATTTACAACGATTTGACAAAAGAGTTCCTTGTAGACCAGGAACAGAACATCTGGGAGAAGAAACCAGAGTGGGAAACAGAAAGCAGAATGATCATCACAGCCGGAGCGTGCCACATTCTGGCTGAGGGATTAAAGAATAAGGAGGAAGCAGATGGGATGCAAAGCAGCGATACCAACAGATGAGTACCACGGATGGGAGTGCGAAATAACAGAGGGAGCGTGTATGTTTTTACACCCAGACAGTAAAAGATGTGCCAAAGAATACGGCGAAGGACCAGATGCAGTAGAACAGGAGGAGCAAAACAATGGATAACAGACAGGCAAACATCAACAGATTTGAAGCAGAGATGACAAAGGTAACAAGAGACGGAGTGGACAAGCTGATGGCATTTATCAGAAAGAGTGATATGTACGCAGCACCTGCAAGTACCAGATTCCACCTTTCAGTGACAGGCGGACTGCTGCAGCACTCACTCAATGTACTGGATGCACTGAGGGCGAACCTCACAAAGAACGATGACGGCACATACTCATACGAGGTCGCAGGAGTTCCGGCAGCCAGAGTGACAGAGGAAAATGTGATCATCATGGCACTGCTCCATGACATCTGCAAGACCTACTTCTACACAACGGAAATCAGAAACCGCAAGGTCAATGGAAAGTGGGAGCAGTACGAAGCATTCGCAGTGGACGACAAGATTCCATACGGTCACGGAGAAAAGTCTGTGATGATGATAGAGGAATACATGAAGCTTCAGCCAGTAGAAAGATATGCAATCAGATGGCACATGGGATACACCGAAGCCGACACCTTATCATTCAACAATGCAGTCGACAGATACCCGATGATCTGGGCACTGCATTCCGCAGACACACAGGCAAGTCACTTCATGGAAAACAATGAGGGGAACAAGCTGGCATACGCAGACAACGGATCAGCGGAATACGCAGATCAGCCGACCATGCAGGAGGCAACCGCCCCGGTATTTGAGGAGGCGACACCAGTATGAGCATGATGGAACTGCTGTCCCAGATGAGAGAGCGAGCCAGAGCCAAGAAGCAGCGCAAAGGAAGCCTGCCGTGGTTTTGTATCATTCTTTCGGACAAATGCGTAGAGCCGGAAAAACCCTGTACTGAGTGCAGGGTTTACGAGGAACATAAAGAAGAAATCGAAAAGGAGATGGAGAGACATGATCATCAAGATTGAAGCAGTACCGAAACTGGTAGTGGAAGATGGAGTAGAGAAAGTCGTCATGGGAGAAAACAATCAGCCAGTGTGGGATAAAGAAAGAGCACTTATCACAACCAAGGGCGGCAATTACCGCAGAATCGTCACACTCACAGACGAACTGGCGGCAGAGGTGGTAAAAGGACACCGATACTTCAATGCAGTAGAGAAAAACGGAAAACTCCACATCACAGGGAGAGTGTCCGCCAGATTTTAAGGAGGCAGACGATGACAGCAAAGAACGCAGAAGGGTATCCAGACCCGACAGCCGAGGATGCAATCCGTCATGTTATGCGGGGCGGAAAACTGGATTATACCTCCTTCAGATCATACGAGGAACTGCAGGATTATACCATCGAGCATAACAAGAACATACATACCAGGGAAGCGGCCGATAAATTCATCCGGGAAAAGATGCCAAAGGAAAGTTATTTCCAGAAGAAAATCCTCGACTGGATAAAAGATAACGCACCAAACGCAATCGCCTGGAAAGAAGCAGCCGGCCCGTACTCCAGACAGGGAATACCGGATATAACCTGCATCATCAATGGCAGGTATTACGGATTTGAGGTCAAGCGGCCATTCATTGGGGTACTAAGCAAAATACAGGAGCAGACCATAAAGCAGATCCGCAGGGCAGGCGGAAGGGCGGAAGTTGTCACTTCAGAAAAGGAAGTAGCAGAAATCCTGCTGCCGGAACTGACACAGAAATAGCAAGGGAGCAAATAGAATGAGAGTAGCAATCGAACCGAGAAAAGCAACTGACCGTGGCGGATATTACTGTATGCCGCTGAAGGTAAATGTGCCGACAGGACACAAGGACTGGAAGCTGACCAAGTGCCCGGAGTGCGGTGCACAGTGTTGGGAACTGCCACTGGCAGAAGTAGCCAAGGCGCAGGGAGCAAAAGGACTCTGCACCATGTGCGCTTTAAAGAAGGGAGTGAGCGGAAGATGAATGATGATGAAAAGTGTTGCTGCGGAAACTGCCTGCACCACAGACCATCATGGGAAACAGGACATCTGAGCGGATGGCACTGCGATAACTTCATGGCAGACGCATACGGATGTGATACGGAGTACGATGATGGAGAAGAATGTCCAGATTTTGAAAGCAAGAGGTAGGCAAACCATGTGGAAGATTTTCATAGAATACGATGATAAAAGCAAATTGACGATAACCGGAAAGCACAAGGATATTCCGGTAGAACTGGCGAACAAATACTGCAGAGAATATGTGAAAAGCAGCGTATGCAATGCCACATATCAGCAGTATCCAAAGAAAGACCATAAGCCAATGTCACTAGCAACGAAGATCATGGAACTTCAGAGAGGAGGAGAATAATGGAAAAAGTCACGATGTATAGGTGCGAATATTGTGGAAACCTTTTTGATACAGCAGAACTAAGTGCAAAACATGAACAAAGGCACAGGAATATTGATGGTGCAAACGAAATGCTTCGAGAGGGTGCAACGCTTGAACAGATAAATCAGAGATACAAAATCTGGAGCAATGTACCGGATCACTTAAAAGAAGCCACAAAGGATAATTGTTTCAGAATTTCATACTGGCAGTGTTGCAATAAGCCAGCATACACAATGAGAGAGATAAAAATGGATGGAAGAATCAGATTATTCGGATGCGGATCATGGAACGGATACTACGGTAGCGATGTAAGAATTGATAGTACTGACTTAAAAGACATACATCAACCAGACGAACTGTTTATCGATCCAAGATATGAAAGTAGGTGGTAAAAGTGGCAAAAGGTAAACCAAAGCATAAGCCATTCGGGATGAATTCCAGTCTGGCGGACGCAACGCAGGTAATGAGACAACTTCCGGTGTCGGCAATGCTCTCATCCATAGAAATGCAGATAAACATCCTGCAGGAGCGTGGAGTAGAGATACGAGACTGGGAGAACAAAGACCGGGTACTCAAGCAGGTAAGGATACTCGGTGGAAAAGCATACTTCCTTGCGGAGGACAAACCCAGGGATTAGAAAGAAGGAAAACTATGACACCAGACAGCATGGCAAATGGGGTAGAAGAACAAAAACTGCTTCTCAAACAGTACCTCGGACAATATTATTATGCCAAGATGAAAAAGAAGCAGTTGGAAGCCAGACTTCGTACTTTCAGAGAAAATATGCTCGGCACAAAGGGGATGCAATACTCCCCAGTGCCACGCAGCCAGACCAACAGCGTAGGAGACGGACCGGCAACGCAGGTCATCCGTGCAATGGAGATCGAGGACAGAATCGAATCACAGAAAGCAGAGATGGCAAAGACCATGCTGAATGTGATGAAGATCATGGATTTTTTACCAACAGACTCCACGGAACGAAGCATACTGGAATACAGACACATTGACTGTTTGAGTTGGAAGCAGGTGTGCAAGGAAGCAAACATGACAAGGACCCCGTGCAACAAATACTACAACGCAGGAATTGACAAGCTGCTTACATACAAAAAAGTACAGTCAATTTTACAGGAATTCGCCTCCTCCCAAGAACCCTCAAAGCCTTGAAATTGCTTGACTTCGGAGTAGGGGGGGGTAGAATTGTAGTTGCAAAAAGGCTTATTTATAGCCAATTTAGCACAAACCAAATTCTACCCCAAAAGGAGGTCTCTCATGAAAGAGAAAAAGCGAAAAAAGGTCGGCATTGTACTGATCGTAATCATTGTTTTATGCATCATCGGAATAATTGCATCGCCAAGCGATGATAAAAAGGATGATGGCAATCCAAAGCAGCCAGAACAGCAGAATACTGAAGCTACGGAGCAAGCTTCGGCAACTACTGAACCGAAAACAAAGGAAAAAGACGAACCTGCAGAAATTGATGGAGTAGACATCATATTCTCCGACACAGTAAGAAATGACAAGACAGGAAATTGGAGACTGGCAAAAGTTACAGGGGATAAATCAGCGGAGGAATACGCAGCGGATTATTACAAACAGTATTTCAAGTCAGACAACGAAGTCCATGCG